CTTGTATGCAACAACCTTTGCACTTCGTTAACCCTCTGACTAGCTGTTCACAACAGCACTTAATGTTTTTTCATTTGTTTATCTCCTTCATACTGGCCCGCAACTGCTCTAAGGTCCCACTGTAGTACTTCCCCAGGCCCTTTCGGCACCTGGTTCCTACCCGAAGGTAACTAAAGTCTTTAGAGCATACCGTTTCCAGTACACCCGTACTCTCTTTAACCATACCCATCATAATCAGTACACACTCCGCTTTGTCACCCCCTCCACAGATCCCGGTGGTCACGACCAACGCCGGGCACGCAATGTCGGTTCGCCGCGCAAGCGCAAGGCTTGTCTACGGGGCTGCCTTGATCACGCCCAACACCGTTTGACCTTCCTTTTAAGGGGAAGAAAACCCACGGATGCTTAAAGGTGTGCGAAAGGTCACCAAAACTCGGTGTGTACCTCAACAGGGCTAAGGTTTCGCCAACCAATGAAACCATCAACAATCCGGCCAATAATCCCAAATCAAAACAAAATCCCGGACTCTCCTACTACAAGTTAACCAGTGCTCTGGTTCCACGTCGATAACGGTACGCACAGCTACCACAGTTTCCTATGTCTGCTTCCCGTGTCGTGAGGGTCCCCCCTTAATAGTCATACAGCCCACAGCAAGTGCTCGAAGCTCACGTTCGTCTTTGGCGAAGCGTACCTCGGCTTGCAATCCTCCAAGGCGCGTCACTGACGCACGTCTAATCCTGAGGCGAAAGGTAACATACCCCGTCTTTGACGAGAGGGATGAACTCACCTTTAGGACCGAAAGAGAAAGGACGAATGGGGCGACGAATGAGGGGAGTGTGTGTCTCCAAACCAGGTTGGTCAGGTATCCACTCGGGATCTGTGGTTTCGAAAATCTCCGGAGACCCACGCTGAAGGGCCTCAAGCACTGGAGATAACCACATTCTTCGCCAGACAGGTGAACCTCTCAGGAGACGGATGTTCGGAACAGAGTCACGCTTGACGACTCTATTCCTAACAACCTCCTTCAGAGGCGAAACTGTCTGCATGTACCCGGCATTATCCTGTTTACACCACACACCCCACCACTCACGCACAATGATACGAGTACAAGCGCGTTCTGCTTTTTTTATTTCTTTTTCTCTTTTTTCGCAGAAATCGCGCAAAGGTGGCCCCAAGACGAATGGCAGTTTACGAGCAGTTCCAGAGCTCACAACAGGAGCGTCAGGTAAGGACATTGCGGTCCGGAACCAACGTTTCTTGACAAGAAACTGCCACCAACGTCGAGGGAAAAGAGAGAGGCTTGGCCGGATGCGGGTAAAGATACTCCTGACATCGTGAGTGTTCAAGAACCAGGCTGAAGTCGAAAACTTCAACTTGGAGACAAGGTTAAACACACCATCCACCAACGTGCCATTAGGGAGCTTCCAGAGGTTGGTTCCGAGAAAACCGAAGTCGTACCTGGCAATCACCTTCTGACGCTTGAAATCGAACAGAGTCGAATTCAAATCGCCATACCGGTGAGAGCTCATGGTCTTCGTCTTATTCACAACGAACCCAACCTCTCTCGTCTCCGCTAACCACGCGCTGAACAGCTGGTCTGTTCCTGCAAAGAAAAGATCGTCGCCATTAACAAGGCTCTTACGCCAAACAGGGCCGCAACCTTCTACCTTCTGTCGTGCTCGATCAAGACAAATCTTGTTTAACAAGCAGAGCACAACAAAGGAAAGGAGGTTCCCCATCATGGAGCCACGAACGATCTTCTTAACCTCGCCTTCCCAGAACACCCACGTGTCCTTGAAGGTCTTCAAGAGTACTTTCTTCCGCCTCTCCGGTAGCGCCTCGGCAAGCACCTCGATCACGGCGAGGACAACATCCTTGTTAAGATTGTCTGTGGATGCCTCAAAGTCCCCTGATCTATAGCGCTCACCGGGTCTTAAGTCGGTCTTGATGGTGTTAAAGTGGTCCTCGGTGACATCGCCCCGGACAAGCCAATCGAACTTGGAGAGATGGTTGTAGGCAGCTTCATGCACAGGACGCAACAAACGCTTCGCCCTAGCACTCTGCATCGTGACAACCCTCATCTTCGACTTCTTCTTGGCTACTCCGACACGGCAGTAATCAACGTCACCCTCTGTGATCTCATCGAACCCGAC